TAAACAATGCTTTTGAATATAATGAAGATTCTGAATCTAATGGTTCACTTATGAGATGCATTCCTATTGCTGTTTTCTGCATTGGCAAACCAATTGAAACTGTATTAGAAGCAGCCGCAGTTGATTCGTCTCTTACACATTATTCGGATATTGTTCAGCTTATTACAGGAATTTATTGTTGCGTTATATCTAAAATATTATTTAAAAGAATAAATAATCCAGAACAAGAAATTGATATTAGAAATCTAATAAGAATGATTAATAATATAATTACAAAACAAAATAATTCAGATACTAGATTATTATTATGGATGTCAGAATCTTTAGAATTAACCGACTTTAAAAAATATGATGCTATTAAAAACGAAGGTCATATAAAACACTCATTTGTATTTTTCATATTTTTTCTAAAAAATATAAACCATTTCACTTATGAACAAGCGATACTTGAAGTTCTAAAATGTGGCGGAGACACAGATACAAATGCCAAAATAATTGGCAATTTATTTGGCGCGTATTATGGAGACTGTGTACCGAGATATATGAGCACGCCAGTATTAAATTTTGACTGCACAAAAGCAGAGGGATTTTATAAACGTCCAAAAAAATACGGCATTAAAAATGCTATTAAATTAGTTGAAAATATTTAATAATAAATATATAAATTTTAAAGAAAATAGAAATTTATAAATTTACTTAGTTAATTGATAAGTATTTAAAGAAACGATGACATTTTTCGTCAATGGAAAATAGTCTAACTGCTGTTTATTCTAAATTAACTCTTGAAGAAAAATACCCATGTACATATGTTATTTTTATAAACAATTATAAAAATAATTGCATAAAAGTCAACTACGCCCAAAATATGACGTAAAATATGGTTGTATTAACGGAAGATATTTAGCGTTAAACTTTAAATTATTTTTCTGTTTAAAATAGTATAAAATGACTCTTGAACTTAAAAAATTCGACATGAAAAGTATTCAGTTTAAGCCAAATGAAAATAAAGGTCCTGTAGTCGTTTTAATTGGTAAGCGTGACACAGGTAAATCTTTCTTAGTAAGAGACTTATTGTGGTATCAACAAGATATTCCAATTGGAACAGTTATATCAGGGACTGAAGAAGGTAATGGATTTTACGGGAAAATGGTGCCGAGATTGTTTATACATAATGAGTACAACTCTGCTATTATTGAAAATATTTTGAAACGCCAACGCACTGTTTTGAAGCAAGTGAAGAAGGAAATGGATACCTATAAACGCACTACCATTGACCCACGTGCTTTTGTTATTCTTGACGATTGTTTATATGATAATACATGGTCTCGTGATAAACTTATGCGTTTACTTTTTATGAACGGGAGACATTGGAAGGTCATGTTAGTCATCACAATGCAATATCCTTTGGGTATTCCACCCACACTGAGAACTAATATAGATTATGTATTCATTTTGAGAGAAAATTACATTGCGAATAGAAAACGAATTTATGAAAATTATGCTGGAATGTTTCCTACATTTGAGGCATTTTGTCAGGTCATGGATCAATGTACAGAAAATTATGAGTGTTTGGTTATTAACAATAACTCTAAATCAAATAAATTGAACGACCAGGTATTTTATTATAAAGCGGATAATCACAATGACTTCAGATTAGGTTCCAAAGAATTCTGGGAATTGTCTAAAGGACTGCCTGATGAAGAACAAGAAGAACAATATGACCCAACAAAGAGTAAAAAACGTGGCGCTGGTCCAAAAATAAGTGTTAAAAAAGTGAATAAATGGTAATATATTGATTTTGAAAATCTTGTTCGTCATAAAAATAGAAAGTTCATAATAACCAAAATAATACGATGAATACTTCAAATTATTTTGTTAATACACAAATTCGAATTAAAATGTTTATTTATATTTATATATATATATTATATGAATAAACAATTTCCAAAAGAGAGACTACCAAAATTAATTGAAAAAAATAATTGCTTTTCTCTCAAAAACGTTAAATACATTCACGATTATTCAAAATTCAAAAAAATAATCATTGAACCTTTTTTACAAATAATAAAGGAATTTGCCAAGGAAAATTTTGTAAATACGTGTAATTATATGTTTAGAAATGTTGGATATGGTGTATTTGTATTTGTTTTAAATGGAAAAATACACACTTATCAGTTATTTGCAAATACAACGACAACTAAACCAGGAAGCAAACGTATTACAAAAAAAATGATTGTTAATAACAATAAAACAACGCGAAAATACAAAAAACGTATACCGATAACAAATAAAAAACAAATGGGTTATCCCTATTGTATGTTTAAAGCTTATAAAGATTGGTGGAAAGCGGAAACTGACAGAACTATTTATTATCATTTATTAGAATCTTGTTTAAAAAACACAAATATTACAACATGCTTTTTTTTAAATTTATATACATTTCCTGTTTTATTTAAGCGTAAATGCGGTCAATATATTCTTCATCAGGATGTATGTAAAGAATAATTCAAAAATTGCAAACAATTTTATACCTGTCTTATCTGGAGCTACAACAAAAGACCATTTTGATAAATGTATTGTATATCCTGATGCGTGGGAAGTTGTTACGCGTAAAAGATTCGGACAATATTGCACCAACAATTTTATTGATTCTTTCAACAAGTTAAATAAAATTTGGCACGATAAAAAAGATTGTATTGTATTTAGAGGAGAGAATAAAACTTGTTATCCGTTAGATGAGCAAAGAAACGAAAGACTTAAAGTGATAAATATATTTGATAAAATTAAACAAAATAACGATACAAATATTGACATTGATGTAGGGTTTGTAAATTTAAAACCTAAAAATTATTTTATAGATGATAATATGAATGCTGAAAATATAGAAAATATGAAAATGCTTGAAAGGATTTCAATGCACGTTCAATCAAATTGCAAATATATATTAAATGTTGATGGACATGCTAATGCTTGGCGTTTATGTTTTGAATTAAGTTATAATTCGTGTATTATTTTGATTAAATCTCAATATTACTCATGGTTTTATGATAAACTTGAACACATGAAAAATATTTACATAATCGATTCAAATAGTAAACAATTAAATAATGAAATAATGCATTGTTTGAAAGAATTAAATAAAAATGATAATATTGGTAAAAAAATTGCTCATGGCGCTGTAAAACTTTATAAAGACATAATTAATTACAATTATATAAAAAAATATATGATAAGTTTATTGTCTGAAAATGAATTTGATTTAATCGATATTTAATAAATAAAGTTAAATAATTATATAAACAATACTTATTTAATTATTGTAATGAAAATAGGTGTAGCTATACCTTGTTATTATGGACATATATCACATTTAACTGATTTACTTAACTCTATTGAGAAACAAACTTGTAAACCAGATAAAGTTATTGTTAGTTCTTCGTCTACAAAAGAATTATTTAAAACGAAACAATATAGTTTTCCGTTAGAAATAATTATAACAGAAGGACATAAAAATGCAGCTCAAAATCGCAATATAGCTGCTAATAAATTAAATGATATGGACTATATAACATTTATGGATGCGGATGATATAATGCATCCCCAAAGAATAGAAATATTATTAAAAGTATTTCAAGAAACTAACTGTGATATTATACTTCATAATTTTTTAATGAATGATTCTAATTTTAATCATATTGAAAATATTGATGTAAGAATTAATGAGTTAATACAGTGTTACAGTGGATGTATAAGACATTTAGATTTTTATAAATATCAATCACAATTAATTCATCATTCACAGTCTAGTGTAAAAAAATATATACTTGATATTGTGAAATATCCAGAAGAAAAAGATTTTGCCAGAAGAGAAGATTGTGTTTTTTGTTATAGAGTATTTAGTATTCCTAATATAAAAAATGTCTACATTTCAAATCAATTAAGTCTATATAAACCAAGCGGTACAGAATTTTAATATGGTGATTGATTGAGTGAAATGGTTACAGGATATTTTAAAAAACAATAATTTTGCCACGTGGTATGAAAATTATTATTTAATTCACACCATTCAAATAAAA